GCCGCCGTTGCGTCCCAGCGGGATGACAGCCTCGTCCCGGCCGCCCTCACCGAGGAGCGCGAGTGTGCCGCCCGGGCGGGCCTTGACGATGCCGCCCTTGGCCAACCTGGGGATCGGGTTGTCGGGCAGGTCGAACGGGCCGATCCGGTTCGGGATCTTCCGGTTCAGCGATGAGATCAGGCCGTTCAGGAGCCGCTTCACGGCATTCCAGACGGCCGTGGCGACCTTCCCGGCCATGCCGCCCGCGGACTTGAGCCCGTCGAACAGCTTGGTCAGGATCCACTTGCCGGCGTCCTTCATCTTGCCGCCGAGCGCCTTGATCTTGCCTGGCACGGCTTTGATGGCGTTGATGAGTTGGTCGATGCCCTTTTTCGCGAGCGACTTCACGCCGTTCCAGATGCCGCCGAAGATGGCCTTGATCGCGGTTCCGCCGAGCTTGAACGCGCCCTTGATGAGGTTCCAGCCCTGCGACACGATGCCCTTGATCATCGACCAGGCGCCGCGGACGATCTGCTTGATCCCGTCCCACACGCCTTTCCAGTCACCCTTAAGCAACGAGCTGACGACCTTGAAGATTCCGGCGATCACGTTCAACGCGCCACCGATCACGGTCTTCAAGTTCGCGAAAGTCGTCGTGACGATCTGGGTGATGGTGCCGCCGAACAGACCCCACACGGACTTCCAGATGGAGATGGCGCTGGTGAAGATCGACGTGATGTTCGCGACCCACTTGCCGATCGTGCCTCCACCACCCCCGCCGAACACACCGTCGATGACAGAGCGGATGCCGGCGATGACCGGACCCAGCTTGGCCTTCATGAAGTCGGAGAACTTGGAAATCGCCGGCAGACCCTTGCTCAGGAACCAAGTCGCCATCTTCGTCACGACAGGCAGCAGCCGGGCACCGATCGCCTCCTTCGTCTCGTCCATGACGAGCTTGAGCCGGTCCATCTTCCCCTGGAACGTGTTCGCCTTCGCCGACGCTGCGCCACCGAAGTGCTTCGCGAGGTCCTTCTGGATCTGGGCGAACGACTTGGTCGACCCGTCAGCGTTCTTGGTGGCGATACCCAACCGGGCGAGACCGGCCACGTTGCCGTTCTGCGCCTTCGCGAGCGCAGCCGAGACGGAGCCGAGGTCCTTGCCGCTCCCAGCTGAGACATCCATCGCAAGCGACGCGAGCTTCTGCGCCTTCCCGACATCACCGGTGGCGACAACGAGCTTCGACAACGCCGGCCGCAGCTGGTCGTCAGTGACGCCAAGCGCGCGGCCCTGCGAGCTGATCCACTTCTCGTTCGCCGCGATCTGGCTCTTGGATGCGCCGGCGCTGTTCTTCATCTGCTTCGCGAGAAGCGCCTGCGCCTGTTCATCCTGCGCGGCAGCCTTGCCCGCGGAGTACAAACCCTTGGCGACCAGGGCGGTGCCGGCGACGAGCGCGACCGCGCCGACCTTGCCCACGGTGGCCATCCGCTGGCCGAGCTTGCTGGTGTTGTCGCCGGCCGTCTTGGCGGTCTTGCTGAGCGAGGTGTCCTTGCCGAGGAACTCGACGATGACCTTCTTGTTCGTCATCGTCAGGCCCCCTCGGGGTGGTTGCGTTGCCAGATGGCCATCTGCACTCGATACTCGGAGACCTCGCTTAACGTCATCGAGTCCAGGTCAATGGGCTTGAGGCCGTAGAAGCGGGTCAAGGCAGGCAGCTCCTTGAGGAGCGCCCGCCTTAGGCTTCCGGGCCCTCGGACTCCTCCTGGCCGGCCACTTCGACCTTGAAGCCGTCGGCAAGCATCTGGGTGTAGCCCACGACAACGTCGTCGAGCTCGATGTCCTCACCCTTGATCCGTCGGGCGACCCAGACGACAGCGGAGACAATGTCGATGTCGGGGGACTCGGCCATCTCCTCCATCAGCTGGTAGAAGCCCATGCCGGTCTCGCGGCGGAGCTGCCGCGCGATGATCGGTGTGACCTCGCCGAGGCGTGCCACGTACTTGACGCCGGACATGGTGACGCTGACGCCGGTGTCCAGCTCGCTTTCGCGCTTCTTCTCGCTGCCGACGGTGTGCTTGCGATCCAGTGGCGGTCGTGCGCCGGCGGGAATGGTGGTGGTCATACGAGCTGGGCCTTTCTGAGTAGGTCGTCCATGGACTTCTCGTACTCGATTCCGATGCGTTCGGCGTCGCGCCGGATGGTCGGGTACAGGAAGTAGCCGGCACCTTCGCCACCGCCGCGCCACTGCTGGAACTGCTTGAACTTGTCGGAGCCGAACTCGGCGCCCATCGCGGGGTCGTAGCCGGGGCCGCCGAGTGCCACGCCAGCGAACAGCGCGCCGGCCGACGCTTTGACTGACGGGGCCACGTGCGCGGCGGTGCTGCCGAGGGATCGGGCAGCGGAGCGAGCGTCGGTGGCGACGATGTCGGCGACCGTCTTGTTGGTCTTGCGGAGCTCGCCCTTGAGACCCGGCCCGAGTCCGTCGAGTGCGCGCTTCAGTTCAGGGAGCCCTTCGACGTGGATGGCGTCGTTGCCTGCCGAACGGCGAGCCATCAGGCTGTGCTGTCCGCGCTGTTGTAGGCCAGGGTGACGGGGCTGTTGCTGCCGTCGTAGCGGACCACGCCACTGAGTTCCTGCTGGATGGCGTCGGTGCCTTCCGTGGCGCCCTTCCACGCGTCGAACCGAGCGGCCGGAATGGTGACGGTGAGCCGTGGGAACAGTGTGGAGCCGAGCAGTGTGGGGCCGTTCCAGACCGCGGTGATCGCTGCGAGTGCGCCCGCGCGCGTGGTGGCGTGGACGCGATCGCGCTGCGTCGTGGACTCGAAGTCCGCGCTCAGGGAGAAGGAGTACTCGGCGCGGGACTGCGTCGGCTCCTTCTTGTCGGTGTTCCCGCGGATCTGTCGGCGGTCGACGTCGAGGCCGTTGTTGCACTGGAGGCTGAACTCGGTGATGTCGTAGGCCGAGCCGCCGACAGTCAGGACACCCTTGGCCCAGGTCAGGTTGTCCATCGCCGTCGGGTAGACGGCGGTCGCCAAAGCGACGTTTGTGTCGACCTGCATGAAGTCGCAGGCGAGCTCGAGCATCAGGTTCTCATCGACACTGTTGCTGAGCGTCCACTCGGTGATCTTGCCGCCGCGGTACGTGAACGCCTGGTTGGTGCCGGCCGGGTGGAACGGACGGTTGACCTGCATGGTGAACGAGTCACCGAGCAGCTCAGCCTCAGACCCAGTGTGGGTGTAGACGACGGTTTCCGCGGGGCCTGTGGTGGCGACCTGCCCGAGCATGTGCTTGAGGAAGAAGCCGAAGCCCTTGGACATGACGGCCATCTCGACGGAGCCGGACGCGCCCGAGAAGTAGGGCGTGAACCGGTCGGAGCGGATGTGGTGAGAGCCGACACGCAGGGGGTCGCCCTCGGTGCGGCCTTCCTCCTCCTCGATGGACTCGCTGTCGTACTCGAAGAACCGGGTGACGGTGACGCCGGTGCCGTATGTCGACTCGTTGGCGAAGCCGAGCTGGTGATCCATCGCGCCCATGGTCAGGACTCCTTGTCGTTCTGGTCGTCGTCCTCGTCGTCGGTCACGACGGGGTCAGGCTCGGGTTCCGGGTCTGGGTCCTCGTCGTCGGTCGGGAGGGTTGCCGGGTCGACGGGGGGAGGTGGGTTCTTCTCTGCGGATTTCGCCTCGTCGGAGCTCTGCTTCGGCTGTGACCAGTCCTCCTGCTCGCGGAGCGACTTCGCGAGCGCCGCGGGGACGTCGATGAAGCCGTTCCGCTTGACGGTCATGCCCTCGACCTCGACTTCGTCGTGTGGGCCGACGTACTGGATGGCGGTCATGTGTGCTCCTACTGAAGGCGGGCGGTGAACTTGATGGGGATGAGTACGCTCGCGGCGGTTGACGAGTCGATGAGCTGCTCGCTCTGGCGTGCTTCGCCATCGACCGTCAGGGTCTGCATGCCTGGCACGCCGAGCTCGTTGTTCTTGTGGTCGCCGACCCATTCGATGGCGACCTGGGCGATGTCGATGGCGCGTTGCGCCGCGTCCTCAGGGGTGGTGCTCGGGCGAGCGGAACGGACGAGAAGGTCGAAGTGGGATTCCTCGTTCAGGAAGTTCCGGCCGGCTCGCAGCGATGCTGAAGTGAGATCCATGCGGGCGTTCTGTGTCCACACACATTCGCGGGGTTCGTTGTCCCCTGTCGGATACTGGTAGTCGACGTGGACGTCTTCCATGCCGACGACAGCCGTGATGGCAGGTCCGAGTGCGGCCATCAGGGCGGACCGGACGGCGACGATGCAGCTGCCGGCCATCAGGCGAAGCCGAGGACGTCGAGGCGGTCCCGCCAGCCCACGATCATGGCGTCGACTTCGG